CCTATTCCGCCACGCATCGAATACATTCATATGATTGTTTGCTGCGGGGTGTCATTGAAACACCGGCGGGATGTGGGAATATGGTGGGAGTGGATAGGATTTACCCGCCGTCCCGCAGCATGTTGGAAGTATCGGCAGGATATGTGGCTGACGAACCCCGCCGGTTTGTTTAGTGTGTTGGTTACATCTTGTTATATTCTATTCTATCGTTATATGATAGTCCTTTTGGATAACTACCCACCTCATCATGATACTCCTTTAGCTTTTGGAGGGCTACCAGAACCACATGGGCCCCGTTGTGATATTCCGTCGTCTTTGCCATCTTCTCTACAAAACTACGAAGGTCTTTTGGTAGTCGTGTATGTATCACTTTTGTTTCTTCTGTCATGTGGTTACCTACTATATTCTATATAGTTCGTAATAGTATTTATATGTGTCTGTTTGTGTCTATAAGTTATAAATACTATTAAGTCTAATATATACTTGAGGTAAATCAAATGAAAGCTGAAGTACAAGCTACGAAGAAATATCACGTTATTTTTGATGAAACTGAAAAGTTGAAATTATGTGATGAAATTTCCAAGCTCGGGAATCAACTTTATGACAGAAATACAATTCACGACTTACGTGCTATTCTTGAAATGTTAGTGTGAATTACAGGGAGATAAAGATATGATGAAAATATTAATCACAGTAGGATTATTACTCCTGCTGATCGGCACAGCATCCGCAAAGTACGACTGCCTGGACTATGCGCTGGCATCTGGAGAGCCCATAATCTTAGTGGGGAAACACCCCTATTTCTATGGATCACTGGATTCTAGAGCAAACCACTTCCTTAACTATGGGATCATAGACAATGAGACTATGCGATTCACTGATCATAATGGCAGCTCAAGTATGAATGTATCGACTAGACCCTGGGAAGAGATCCGACCAGGGGTATACTTTGACGGGTTCAACTATTTCAAGCTGTTTATCTATCGAGAACCGCAGCGGTACTGGCGAAAGATGATTTAAGCATAACGTTTGAAATTGATATAATCTATACTTACAGACAAACTACTAGGTGATCCTATAGCGTTTACTACAACAGCACCAAAATATTGTGTTGTTACTGGGATATATAAAGTATGTGTTGCAACCACAACACCATTTACAAAGTACAATACTTTGGATGATGTAGCTACTATTGTTAGTACATCTCCAGGAGAAGGTGATGTGATTGTAGTAGATTCAATATTTGAAGCATGTCCTGTTACTGCCTTCCATACAGCCGTCCCAGCATCATAACAAAATACACAGCTCTTATTAGTTGACGGGCTCGAAAATATATTTTTAAGACCCATTAATAAATCTGAACTTGAAGCACCCGGCACCAAATTATCAAACATCATATTAACTACAATTGGTTTTGTACCTAATATCCACGAATCTTTTGATATATAATTTGCATATCCTCCACTTCCAGTTCCAGATACCAGATCCATTTCATGGTTTGTGGCATCTTCGGTTGCAGTTGCCCCCGTACCCGAAACATTTGTTTCCATGAAATTATCAGTATTACCAAAATGATTAGAATACTCTTCCAAACTTATACCAAATACAATTTCTTCCATAAAACTTATAATCTGCTTATTGGTAATCTGTGCATCCTCTATCGTTGTATCTGTGGCAGGGACATATACCTCAGCCAGCAGGATTGCATTATTAGTTTCAAGATCGTAATCATTAGCATATGATGTGGCTGCAGCCGTCCCATCAATTACTGAGATTGTACCGGATGAATTGATGACTACCAAATCATATCTATCATAAGAAGCATGGGCCGCAGTAATTGCCACATTGGTTATCGAACCTTTCGTTACATTTGTTCCGTTAATCCATGCTTCACCTGCAGCCACATCGACGCTCATATTCGCACCAGCGCCACGTTGTGATACTGCCAGACCAGAAACTACACCCCACCCATGCGCCGCAACTCTGAGATTATTCAGATAGATCGGTTCTATTGGATCTCCCCTCGAAACTATTTTTGCCATGATTATTAACCTCTATACATTTGTTAGTGTGTGCCTTACAACATATTTGACCGAGAAATCAGCAGTTTTAGAGTAAGGCACATGAGTATTTCTTAGTAACATATCTCCAGCAGATGCCGCATTAAGTACACCCACTTCTGAAAGACTATTACTATTTCCATCTGTGCTCAAAAGTTCACCTACATATTCAAGTATACCATTACCAGATAATGTTTTTGTCACTATTACCTTGCGCTCTGCTTCTGTTTCAAGTGTAGTATCACCTGCTATTACTGCTGTCGTTCCTGTACCTACTGCAAAATGACTTGGGGGGTTAGGCGCTGCACCATTAAGAAAACCCCGCATTAAATTAAGTCCTGCATTAACTATCATACTATCACCGTTTCTGTTTGATATCGTCCTACTTTCAATTGATTCCCGCCGACCCCATCATATCCCCGGCCTATCTTCCCGTTGGTCTTATGCGCTGCTATATATCCATCATTAATATCGACTTGAATTACTGACAGTGCATCAGTATTCAACGAAGTCACATAGAAGTTCAAAAACTTAGTCTGGAAAGCATCCTCATCCATTGCCTCCTTTTCCCTGGCTCGCATCCTCTTAAGTAGGTCTATGATTACGTCCTCTAGTTCTGCCCGGTATTCAGCCACTTTTATCAGAGTATTTCCTGGTGGTTCTAAGTGCATTTTCTCAGTGACAAGATACGCCCCATCATCGATACTATCAAAGTTTGATATAGATACAAGCTGCCCGGCATTCAGAGTTTCATATCCTAATACTGAGAGCTCCCCTATCTGAATGACCCATGCCTTCTCTGATAAGATAGCGTTTGCCCTGGCCTGTGCTTGGAGTTCCGTAGTTATTTTTTCATCGATTAGGGTCATCCCTTTGATTACACCATAATAATTTTGACTTGAAGGATCTTCAACTCGTATGGCTACCTGAACGCCTCCGGAGATCCCGCCGTAAATATCTACTCGGTTGATAATCTCATAACCTGGCCGGGGGAAGGAATATTCCATCACATCATCAGAATCTAAGTCTATCGATAACCCGCTATCCTCAAATGTCCTCGGCTGATAAAAGAAATCCTTTGTCTGGTCCTGACCGAATTCAAACTCCTCTGAATCAGCAATATACTGAATAGCATCAAAAGCAGTGATCCCCTTAAACAGGATAATGAATTTGTTAGTAGATGTTTGAATCCCTACTCTAGTCAGGGAAGACCCATACTTTAGCACTAAGTCATTGACGATGTACGACCCTGGCCGCCCTACGGTCACCTTGGCATTTGCCGCTGTAGTATATGAGTTTGTCAGAGTGGCTACTGTGATGCTTGTGTTTGCCACCACGGCGGTTATGACTGCAATCTCTGCGTTGTTATCATCTTCGACTTTGATCTCGTCGTCGACTTCGAATCCAGTTGTATCTGTAATTTCGATTACTACATCAGATCCGGCAGTTTCATTGTTGCTCATGTCTTGAGATATGCCATAATTTTCTATGATGTATTCGCCTATGAGATCACCCATATAATCTTTGCCTGCCAGTTCTATAGTCGCCTCAGATTCGTTTGGTATTATCTCCTCTATCCGGCCATTGAATACTATTGTTTCGTCTATAGATATTACTGCAGTATCAAATGCCTCAAATGAATCGGTAATGGCATTGTCGGTATTCTCAAGTATACATTTAAAAGTCTTTGCGCCGATGGATATTGAATCTATAGTTTCAAATTCCATCCAGCGTTGAATTAATTGGCCATCAAGATAGACTGTTTCGTCAAATACAGGGCTGGCGCCGGCTAATGATCCGTATGCTGATGATCCGTATGGATTACTGCCTATTGCCATTAGAGCCCCCACCAACGCCAGGATGGCGCGGCTGAATAGGTAATATTTATAGTACCACCAAGTGGGATTATGAATATTCCAGATGTCAGACCAGTGGCAATATCATCTATATCTATCTCTGTGACTGTTCCACCATATACTTGAACTTGACATGGATATCCATATGCATTAGTATAGTTCACTGTTGTTGCTGGGACTGATGGAGGACCGACAGCACCAACTGGATTATAACCGATGTTATCTCTTACTATTGTGGCTGCTCCGACAGTTAATATACTACCAGTTGTATTATTTCGAGTGGAATTATTGATAATTGTATTGTTATTGTGTCCGGTATATTCCCTTATACCCCGATCATTATTTTCACAAACATTGTTGGCAATATAACAATTATCTGTTTCAATAAAAATTCCTTCGTTAGTATTATCGTTGCATATACATTCACCAATACTTATAGGAGTCAATGTATTAATCCCATGTCGCTGACTATTTTTGACAATACAGTTTGATATAATGCCATCAGTGACATTTTTTAGATAAATTCCGTCTTTTGATGCCGTACTATTTGTATCGAAAACACAGTTTGAAATCACTATATTTGTTATTGCTGTTGCATTATAGGAATCAATATGATTTATTGTGCTATTGTACATTGCGACATTATCAACTACCACATGATCACATGTGCCTCTTATATCAATTCCTATTGCTGTAGAATCTCTAATATTACAATTCTGAATTGTCCAATTATCCCCTGCATTGATATCTATTCCTCTTGCACAAGCATCAATAACACAATCTGAAATAACTGTATTTTTCATATATAGGGGGGTTGCAGAAGCATGGCAATCAATCCCATAATAATCACATGATTTCAAAATACATTGTGAAATTATGTTGTTTGTACATCCTTTCAATTGAATTCCGTCACGATCAACTGTATCAATTCTCAAGTTTGTTAATATCACATCAGTACAATCTTCAATATAACAACCATATACTACATCTGGGGTGCCAGTTCCTACATCGTGAATATACAAGTCAGATAACTTAACTCCAGTTGATGTATATATCGCAACAGGTGAACTGGCGTTTGAATTCCCATCAAATTGCATATCTGAAATATGGATATTGGTTTCGGCAGTTGCATAGAAAAGATCACCGGTTTTATTTGACTGAATGATTGTTTTATCACCGACTCCATATATCCATATATTAGATTGAAGTGTGACAACATTAGAAATAACATATGTACCTTCACGAATTAATACACTGCCTCCACCAAGCCCATCAACATAATCAATCGCAGCTTGTATACAAGCATCATCAGACCCATAATCAGTAGTTAGATAATCAACATGTCCAGACTTCCCAACTATAACAGTTGCGGCCTTTTCCACGTCTGCGATCAAATCAGTTATGGTTTTTGCAGTAACACCAAGATGCATCTTATACACAGCATCAGCATTATTCTTAGCCGTGGCGGCAGTTCCTTCCTGCGCCCGAACTATTGTTTTTGTGTCGCCAGTCCCTGCCGGTCCGGTCACTCTCACAATCTCAAAGTTTGGATCATCTGCAGGATCATTATAATTTGTTGAATCCCACCAGGGTAAATTATACTCCCCATCTACTACAGGGTCCGGCAGTTCAGCACCTTGGCCAGTCGCCAGAACAATACTTGTAGCTGTTGAATTATATCCTGTGGAAACTGTAACTTTTCCTTTGTTTACTACTGGGTCTACCATAATTTATTCTCCTTCATGCTGTTACTACTTCCATCTCGCAATGTATGGCCCGCATGGTCCCGGCCCCTGGTCCGGTCTCGGCTATCAATCGTTTGACAACTACAGTGAATGTTTCTGTCCCCCATGTGAATGTGAAAGAATCTGCGTTAGGTACATTCTTAACCATGTTAAATAAATTTTGATAGTCTGAAAACCTATCTTTGAAATCAGTATCTACCATTAAGACATCTCTGGCTTTTTTATAGTCCCTGAATTTAGGTACTGCTTTACGTGAAAGATGCTTAATGAAAAGTCCTTCGTCTTTATCAAGCATTCTTTTTACAGTTGCCCCAGGATGAAAATTAACTGATATAGTTCCATCTGTAATCTTTGCTTCACCTGTTGCCATGTCTCACCCTCCAAGCCGTCTAATCTCAGCCGCACTATACCGGCGCATGGATTCCCACACAGTCCGGCCATCGAGTTTAAGATCTAAGTTGATGTTGATCGGCCGGGTGGATGCTGCTGTCGGTGTAGTCTTCTTGTCTGTCAATTTGTTGTTGGGTATAATCGTACCGCTGACATCAGGAACAAAGAGCTCCGGGCCTACCTCACCGACTGTATATGCCGCACCAGCGGATACAGGTCCGCCAAATTGTCGACTTGACCCGCCACTCGATCGAGTAACAGTTTTCTTAATAGTCTTGATTATTTTAATTATGGGATTATCATGGAAATATTTAATCGTCTTTTTCAATGCGGTTATCATTCCTTTGAATTTTCCGACAACAGCATCATATGTTTCCTGGACTTTGCCTGTTATTATGGCTTTTAAATCGTCCCAGAGTTCGGCAGCACTGGCTTTAATGTCTGCCCAGATCGCTGCCATAATCGCTTTCAATTTATTTAGTATGACAGACACGGTTATTTTAATTGCATTCCACGTCTCTATGGTCTTCCGCTTGATGGCCAACCATATTTTGATAATTTCTTTATTGAGTGCCACGAGTATTTGTATTAGGGTCTCTTTGAAGAGCTTCCACAACGCTTTCAATTTTCCATAGGTGTTTAAGTTTTTATTGAATAGTATACCTAAAAATTTAGCCCATCGACCCTTAATCCAGTTGGTAACTCGGCTTATCACATTCCTAATAAATTGTAATGCGGCTTTGGTCTTGTCCTGGATGCCGCCCCAGTTATGTTTCCAAGCTGTAAATAGTAGTGCCACTGCCAGGACTACAGCACCGATAATTACGACAATCCAGCCGAGTGACAATCCAATTGCCGCTGTGGCTGCTGCAACTGCTGCTGTAATTGTTGGCCAAACTACAACAAGCGCTAACACAGCCGCAGCTAAAACCCCGGCAACAATACCAGCGAGTGTCAGACCAGCCGCAAACGATTTCATCTCCGGTGATAAGTTTTCAAAAGCCTCAGATATCTTCCATAATATCTCTTCCAACCATTCGAATATAGGGGATAGTTCCTCACCGATCAGTCCGAAGATACTTTCAAAAGCTAACTGCATACCCTTTAAAGCACCCATCACAGACGGTGAGCTCTTCGCTATCATCCCGAATGCCACAGCCCCTGAAGCAGCCACGAGTGACAACACAGCCCCCCACCTACGGCCCATATTCTCGAGTACCGGGACTTGTCGCTTTGCTTCCTGGCCTGCGTCCTTGGTGGTCTTCTGTACGCTCTTAATCTGCTCTCCTGTCTCTTTAGCGTCCTCCGCTTTGATCTTGACGATTAGTTCGCCTATGACTCCAAGGTTTGGCATGGTTATTTCCTGTTCGCTCGTCTGTGCTTCTCGTTTAGTGCGGCGTGAATGAACACCCAGTCAGTATTTTTCAAAGTGGATAGTTCACTTGGTAGTCTTCCTAGTAACTCGCTTATTTCCAGGATTCGTTGACCTTCGTTTGTCTGGGCGAAAGGTTTCGATTTCGGTCACCATCTCGTCGTGTTTACTGACCTTATGCTTCATCAACTCGAAGATGATTTTGGCGGCGATCTCATCAGATAGTTGGCCGGACTTCCATACATCATAAGGAATCTTCGGCTCTACGCAGATATACTCAAGAATCTCACATAAGCGATTCTCATCTTCCTCGCTTGTTTCTTGGGCTCCTTCTGCCTTGCCGCCTATCTTGAACAAGTCCTCAAGCATCCTTTGAGGAGGCGATACCATCACTTTGATGATGCAGGACCCGGCAGGACCGGAGAACTCTATATTATGAGTCTCCGATTCTGTCACGTTGATAAGAGTCTGTATTGCGCTGGATACCTGGGCGGTCTTCTTGGTTTCATATTGCTCTACAGATTCCGCCAGTTCTGTCCTAGTCGTTGCATTGAGCAAGTCGACTTCTTCCGGGGTCATCTTGTCTATAGGTTTCATGTAGTCACATACTGCAGTATCAACTTATCTCCTTTGCCAGTCAGGTCTAACTGGACATATTCCCCGTCTGGAGCTGTGAACGGTGCATTTTCAAAGTAGACATTAGTCACTTTGCCTTTGAATGCTTCAGCGTTCTTACCAGTCAGATTTCCCTGCAGGTCAAACAGCGGGACAGTATTACTATCTGTAATAGTAGCTCGTGTATTGTCAGCTAACACTTCACCATCAATGTCCATGCTGGGTGTTTCAGTACCTAATATCTTACCGATGATATTCGGATGGAACTTTGCGAACGATGCCTTTACAGCCACCGTCACGTTCTTCCTTGCAACATCCTCACGGAAGACTGAGTCCTGCCCGTATAGTTCGACATGTTCCCATTCAGCGATGAGTTCAACGCCTTTCAATACTCCTACGTCCAGCGTAGGTGATCCGCCTGCCACCTCGAATGTTACATCGAGCGTATCTGCGAAAAAGCTTGTTTGTGCCATTTACTTCTTACCTCCTTCTTTAATATCTTTTTTCTTATGTTGCGCTTCTTTGAATATCTTAAATCCTTCCTTCTCAATCAAGAACCGTGCCTGTGGTTCGGGTACATCTACGCATACGTTCTTAGGGTAGAATGTTCCCAAGATTGTTTTACCAGTTTTTGTATAAATATTCAAAGTATATCATCTCCTTTGTTTCGTCATCTAATGATTCGAATTCCAGCCAGTAGTCATTCCATGATTGTTTCAGCCAGCGGATAATTTTCTTCAATGCCATTTCATTATGTTCTCCATTTCAAGCGATGTGAGTGGGATGCCGCCCATTGGTTGGCCTTCGCTATCACTGTCTGGATACTTCGCATTATAGAGTCTCATGAATTTTTGTAATCCATCCAAGAACCTGGCCCGGTAATAGATATCTTCTTTGCATAGTCCCAGGAAGATATCAACTACTTGATTCATATAATCGTGTTTTCTTGGATATCCATTCATGAATTCCATATCAATATAAGATTTTAGGAAT